AATATCATATACAAACATATACAACCCTCCTTTTTTACATAAATTTTTATTATTAACTATAAAAATTAGAATAAATTCTTTAGAAAGCAATCACATCATAAACTATAGGCAATTATTTATTGCCTATAGTTTATAAGTAATAAAAGCTACATTACTTTAAGTAAGAGATTAATCAAACCTGCTACTTCATTTACATCAAAATCAGCCTTTTCTTCATCGCTCAAATGAGAGTATTCTTCCATGATCTGTATCACCAAATCAGCTTTTTGCTCTTTTGATTTCCCTGGCTTTTCGACTATCGTTTCTTTTAACATAATCGTTACCTCCTATGTGATTTGCATTTCTAAAAGAAATACCAGATTTTTATACTAATATATTATCATATTCAGTTCATAAACACAACATAGTATTTATTCAATACATAAAGAAAACTTGTAAATCATACAGAATAAACAACTACTTGACTAAAACATCACTGTACTATTAAAGAAAAATGCATACTCATATCATAAGAAAAAGCACTAGAAATACATCTAGTGCTTTTTTAATCTTAAATATTACATTCAAATACAACTTTTGTTAAAGTTAAACCTTCTTCGTATTGTGCTACAATTAATTTTTAACTATATTTAACCACAGTTAAAGTTAAATGTTCGCTGACGCTATAGCTCGTGGCATTACAGATTAATTCAAATACAACGTTTGTTAAAGTTAAATTGTTTATTCGATTAAATACTGTGTTCTAGCACTGTATTCAAATACAACTCTTGTTAAAGTTAAATCCTAGAAAAATCAATCTTTATGATTTTTATTATACTATTAAAAGTATTGATATACAAGATTTTTAGTTATTTTTTACCAGCAATAATAGAAATTTTAAAGATTTAATAAAAATACTTAATTTTCAAGGTTTAAGAAGATTTTTCTTAATTCTAGCTGATAAAAATAAAGAAATATATATAGCATACTAACCTAAAATCATTTGATGATATTTTATATACTATTTCATTAAATTTGACACATTTATATCATAAGAAAAAGCACTAAATAATATATCTAGTGCTTTTATAATTAAATTAAAACTATAAGTATATAACTATTTATTAAAATAAAAATAATGATTATTAACAATATTATATTGTGGCTTTTTTAATAGCCCCTTTTTTTCCATTTTTTCTATATTACTTGTTGAAAGCATTGATTTACCATATAGAGATTTATTAATATTCAAACACTCTTTAACTTTAGTAACTAACATAATATTTCCCTCCTATTTATCATCAAAAAAATTTACGTGTATGGAAAAAGTCTTGATATCCAAATCTTTGTATATATTGAATAATTAATGTATTATATTCTCTTATTAAATTTCGTAATTCATAATTCTCACTGTAATCGTCAATTTTTAAATTTAATACATCTCTTAAAATATTAATACCAATACATCTTCCATGACTACACCATAATTTATTATCTCCAAGTTTTTTTGCAATATCTTCTGCTCGTTCTTCTTTTTCAATTGCAGTTACAGGTTCATTTGTTTTTGAATGCACTACCCAATCTTTAAATTTATATTTAACAAGCCACTCTTTAATTAATTTAATTGTAAGATTTTTTTGTTGTTCACATACCGTCAAAAATGCTAAATCTTGGTCTTTTAATAATAAAAATTCCGCTTCAGTTAAAGTGCCTTGCATTGATTTATTAATAAAAAATTCAACTTTATCTAAATATCCTAAAGCAGGTACAAACATTTTTTGTTGTTGACTATAAACTTGTGGATCAATAGGTCCCAAAGATGATGAATAATCCATATAAATTTTATCGCCAGATAAACAAAATACTGTACCTGCTGACATAGCTTCATCAGGTACTATAAAATTTACATTTTTATAAAAATGTCGATTCATATTTACAAATCGTTCAACTGTCTCTACGATACCACCTGGAGTATTTAAAATAATATATAAAGTATCATATTTTTTATCAACTTGCAATTCTTCTAATAAAAATCTATATTTTCCAACTTGTGCAGGTATAATATTTCCAAAGAAGAACATTACATCGCCTTTTAAATATTCTTCTAGTTTCTCCAACTTCATCATTAAAGAAGTTTTCATTTCTTGATCCACAGCAGACAAAATCACTTACATCACCTTCAAGATATTACTTTATGATATATAATTATAACATATATCAAATATGAAAAAAAGAAAGATTTTATTTCAAAATTACTTAAAGAAAAATCTCTAAAATAATTACTATTTCATTAAAATTTATATATAATAAAAAATAGTACCAAGAAATATTATCAAATACATTTCTTGGTACTACTCTATGAGAATCAATAAACTGGACTAGATAATTATATATCACATGATATGGATTATCAAAAAACTTTCCCGCCATTGGAAAGAGAGAATTATACAATGGCAACACAAGGAAAAATACGAATTTTTAAACGAGAAGGAAAAAAGCGTACTACTTATGCTTATAGTATAGAAGCAGGCTTAGATCCTATAACAGGAAAAAGAAAAAGAATATCTAAAAGTGGATTTAAAACCGCCAAAGAAGCTCGTCAAGCTGCTCAACCTATACTGAATAAACTTCTACTTGGCCAAAATATTATCGAATCTAATATTACTTTTTCCGAATATATTGATAAATGGTTTTCTACGCATACTGCACACCTAAAACCAACATCAATTGAAACAATATCTAATAGATTACGATTTGCTAAAAAATTCTTTGGTAATATAAAATTAAAAGATATTACACCTTTCTATTGGCAAAAATTTTTATTATTTTTGGCCCAAACCCAACCTCAAAAAAGCATTATAAATAATAGCTTCTATCCTAAACATATTTTAAAAACAGCTTATAAATTAAAACTTATCTCCACAAATCCTACAAAAGATATTGCCTTGCCCAAATCTTCTATAAAAAAAATAGTTTCTACTGAAGATTTATACTTTAATCAAGAAGAACTATCTCATATTTTAAAAATTGTAAAATCATATAAAAGCTCACCATATATGTATTATATTTGTTTTTTAATGTCATATACAGGTATGCGTTTAGGTGAATTATCTGCTCTGCGATGGAGTGATATTGATTACAAAAATAAAACAATTATTATAAATTCTACTATGTACTCAAAAAATAAAAATATATGGCTTCGTCAAGATACACCAAAAACTTTATCTAGTATTAGAACTATTTCTATCGGAGATGATACAATTTCTGTATTAAAAGAATGGCATGTCTATCAATTGTCAAATCGACTATTAAATAAAACAATGAATAACTATCCTAAAGACGATTTTGTCTTTACAAAATATTACGCCAAAGAAAATAAAGAGCTTCCCATTTTACCAACTTCTATCAAATCTACTTTTACTAGAATGAGAATTAAATTTAATATACCTAAATTACATTCTCATATATTTAGACATACTCATGTATCTCTTCTATCAGAAGCTGGTATTTCTTTAGAAATAATACAAAATAGACTTGGGCATAAAGATAATAATACAACACAAAAAATCTATCTTCACATTACAAAAAAATCAAAAATAAACGCAGCTATAACCTTTGAAAAATACATGTCAAAAAATGGCAACAAAATGGCAACAAATTAAAAATATATATTTAAAGAATAATATTCTATGATTATTCAAATACGTATAAAATTAAAATAAAATGTATAAAAAAAGGTTACTTCTCAAAGAAGTAACCTTTTATTTTATAACTTATTAATCATCATTGCCAAACATAGCCATAATCATCTGTAAAAGTCTTAAAATCTCGATATAGAGCCATACAAGAGTTAAGAGTAAACCAAAAGCACAGAAGTATTCATAGTATCTAATTTTGATATTTTGTAAATCATTGTATTGTTTAAAAACGTACTTATTGCCTAGTTTTACACCATTTTAAAACAATAAAATAATTTTTAAAAAGTTACATAAAATACAAAATGGCACACAGAACGGCACATGTGCCATAAATAGAAAAAACCCGTACCACCTAGATTTTATTCTAAGTAATACGGGCTTTTCTAGCGCATAAAAGAAAATGTTTATACCGGGAGTTTACTCCCTTCTTAAAATTTAATCTGCCATCCAGCAGTGATTGTATCTTTATCTAAATAGAACCATGATTCATTCTTTGATACATATACACCTAAACCATTGGAACCACCTCCCACACCGATTGTATAAGTTTTATTCTCCTGCTGGTTGCTTTCGTATTTGTTCAATAATTCCTGTGCATTCGCTAAGGATTGCGTCAAAGTGTTGACTTGCTCCTGTAGCTGTGTCGATTGATTCTGCAAGATTTCCGACTGTTTCTGCAATGTCTGTACTTGTGTTTGAGATATCTGAAGCTGTTTCTGCAATGTCTCGTTCTGTGTCTTGAGTGTTGCTAAGTTCTGTTCTAATGTCGTTAATTGAGACTCCGTTACTAGATATGTTTTCTCTTCCGCTAAACACGTACCAGATAAGAAAACACACAATAATAATACCGCCAATAATAGCCATGGTTTTATAGTTACCCATGAAAAAATTCTTAATTTTAGATACGATTTCATTCATAATCATTCCACTTCTAACTTAGTGATGATAGCGTTATTTCTATCTTTATCACCTAAACCATCCAAGAAAAGCATATTGTCATTCATGCTATGATAGCGTGGGAAAACTGCAATTAATGGTTCTTTTGGGTTATCTGCTGTTTTATAGATGTCTTGAATAGTGTGTTTTTCTTCGTTGGTTAACTCATATTTAGAAATAATAATTAAAGTTTTCATGTTTTACTCTCCTGTTTTATCTGGTCGAATTCGACCAGTTTAAAATCTTCCAATTACCATCCAATTAAATCCTTTAATGGTACGGTTTGTAGACTTTTACTTTCCAAATACCTTCCAATTATCTACCGTTTATTTGCTGGTCATTTGCTTGTTATTTTTTGTGTAATAAAATTTCACTTATCGGCTTTTTATCGGCTTTTTATCGGCTTTTTATCGGCTTTTTATCGGCTTTTTATCGGCTCATATTAACAAAGCCGATAGCACGTATAACCAGATTTTTTGGTTATATTTATCTTCCGTTGCCTGCTTCTCCGTATATTGGAACTCCATAAGGTGTTGTTAAATCTATAGCTGCAACATAATAATAGGTATTTTCTGCCCTGTTTGCATAGCCTTCTTTGTACACTTCACCCACACCAGCACCAATATAATATTCATTTTTGAATACATCTTTGATGGTTTCGAGAGAACGAAGATTATATCTATTACATCTATTAGTTAAAAACTGTCTTACTACATATTCACTTGTTGGGCACCAAATACCAGCATAAATAAAACATCTGCTATCATCTAGCGTTGGAACTCTTTTTAATTGTGGTACATACCTATCTAAACAGTCTTGAGCTAATAAAATGCGTTGCGCTTCTTGCCCTTGTGGTGTATTTAATAGGTCTTTTAACTCTTGTAATTCACCATTGTATTTTATATCACTATATCTTCTGCTCGCAAATTTAGCACCGCCATCTATATAGCTAAGTAACAAATCTCCGCGTCCGCCTATGCCTTCCCACTGGCTTACGCCCATACTTGGATAATCGCCTGCGCTAGAACGACTAACACTATTAAAACCGCCTTCTACACCTGTAGAAATGATACCATTTGCTATTTCTTTTGCTAATTGTTCATCTGTCATTATTTATTACTCCTTTTAGTGAAAACACTTGCGATTGAATTACTTAAATTTACGCCACCGATAACTAAAATCAATGTCTGAATAATACTTGTTAAGTTGTCTGTAATATCTTTATCTAAGACGTACATAACAAAGGCAAATAAAAAAGTGAGTACACATAATATAATCAATGCACTCACTTTGGTTTCTTCTATAGATAACCCATCCTTAATGTTGAATTTTTCTTCTTCCATTTTTTTACTCCTCTATCTGTGGCAAATTTATAGTTTTATTATATATTTTTTCCGCCGCACCATTACCGCCTAAAGCCTTATAAGCCTTAAATAACAATGTTAAATTTTCTAGGTTATAATACTCTATATATCCATCTTTTTGGGCTTTATGACATATGCTTATAATCTCTGTTCTACATAGGCTTTTAGTTGCATTATCTCTCGCTTCCGCTCGCAATTGGTAATCGTCAAATCTATTTTTTAGCAAGGTTAAAATATATTTTAAAATCCCAATATTAACTAAAAAGCCTAATATTGTAGCCCAATTAGACTCTAAAAAATCCATTTTTAATCATCTACTTTCCATCAAGGTATGATTTATTTTTGTTTAGTAGTTTGAGTATCTGTTGTTTCTTCTTTTGGCGGGTTTAAAGGTTTAGAACGTGGGCAGTCTGGATTATCGCAGATTCCTTTGTCGTTTACATTGCCTCTTAAGCATAAAAAACATTTCATTATAAAGCGCTCCTTTTAGTTAAATATTCTTGTGTTAGAGCTGTACGCTCCTGTCTTAGTTGCTCTGCATATTCATCATCTTGCATTAGTACAACAGCGTTTATTATCTCATTGTCCTTATTAGCAAATAATTCTGCATACTCGGCATCTAATTTAGCTCTTTCCTGCTCTTGGATTTCTTCTGCCGTTGGTACGTATGCTGGCTTTTCTACAATTTGACCATCTTTGTAGATGTATTCTTTATCTGCATTGCCAACTAATTTATTATAATCATCTTGACCGAACCACACACCGCCATTATCTAAAACAGTTTGATAATCGAAGCCGTCTGCAAGGTTTAATATTTCTTCATCTACAACTTGATAATGTATTCCGTTTGCGTATGTGTTTAAACGTGTTCCGTCTGTGTTGAATTGTATTAAATAATCTTTATCCATAATTTACTCCTTAATATCCAATTGCTAAAATAGCTCCTGGAAAAGTACTTATATTATCTTCGTCAGAGCGTTTTGTACCGAAATAATAAGTAGAATTATCTATAGGATACCCAAAAGCATTATCTACTTGTGGGCCTTGTCTGTTTGTGTTGGTAGCAAATACATATAAACATTTATTAGGAAAAGTTAAAGGAAATTTATTATTGCCTGGAAGAACTGTAGGGGTACACCATTGCCATATCATGCCTGTGTTTCCATCTTTCCACCAGCCGTTAGTTAATTTGCTTGCTGTGAATTTATTTGTTAACAAACTTTGTACAAAAGCAGTGGTAGCTATTTTAGTACTATTATCATTTGTACTAGGTGTTGGTGTTGTAGGGTTTTGTTTAAAATCTATAATTCCACTATTTAAATCTAACCAAAAACCATAAGAGGAACCTTTACTACTCCAAAATCTACAACTATTATTATATATATCTATTACTCCTGAATAATCACTGTTACCTTTATTTAGAGTTAAAACACCACCTGTATAAGCTCCACCTCGGTTCGAAGCTAATATTTCTGGGGCGGTGTTTTTAAGATAGTTAGTATCTATCTGTAATCCGTTAGCGTCTTGAGTTGCTTTAGTTGCTGTGCTTGCATTACCATTAATATTTATATTCCAAGTACCACTAGCCCCCACACCTGTTTTAGATGGTGCATATGCTTTTACCCATGCACTAGTTACTATTTTATTACTACTATCGGATTGTGAAGGTGGATTAGTTATGATATCTATTGTATATTGTATTTGAGTTCCTATTTCGTTGGTTACCGTGATGGTGTTACCTGAAACAGTTATCCCGCCAACGGGAATTAATGGTTGCCAATAGTTAGTATTAGATAACGATTGAACTCCTGCACTTGTATTTGCGCCATTAGTAGCTATACATCTATACAAGGCATTGTTACCATAAACTATAGCGGGCGGTTGATAATCCAAAGTACTACTATATGCAAAAATACTTCCATTTTGAATAAACATAAGAAAGTTAGTTATTAAATTAAAAATACCGTTAAAGTCTGCTCTTTGTGGTGGTATCCCACCTTGACTGACAGGCTGTTGAGTTATTGGTGGAAAACCTAGAGATAAGCTTGCTAATCCCTCTGTACCACTGTTAGTTGTGGGAATAGTGTTTTTATCGCCATTTACAGCAAAACTACTAGCTAGGATTGGCGGTTGATTTACTAAAGCCAAAATAATTCCTCCTTTTTAATTAGCGTTAACCTGTGCGAAAGTTCCTTGATTGAATGGATTTAAGCCACTACCAGCAAAACCAAAGATATTATCTGTATTAATTATTACTAAATCCCAGCCAACACCTGCTGCTAAACAAAATAGAACACCTTGTATGAAAATTGCCCTGTCTTGGTCGGTTACCTCGGACGTTTGCCATGTGAAACGTACCATCATGGGGGTTGTATTGTAAAAATCCCCATTATCTAGAGTCCCTTCCGTCTGTACGTTAGCCACAGACAAAGAAGTATTGTTATATAAGATGTAGCTTATTTTGTTCAGTGTTTCGAGTGTTGCTGGAGATATATTTGCTAACATTTTAAACTTAATATAATTTCTATACATATCATCGTTTAAAATTATCTCTTTAGCGTCATCCTCAAGTTGCAATTTTCTTGGCGCACCTACAATGGTTCCCCAAATATCCAAACCAACACCATTTGCAGAGTCTATATTCATTATATTTTGGTAAAAAACATCAATATCGGCATCGGGATTTATATTATCTGCTAGATTCAATAATATTTGTTTCATGGTAGGGCTGTTACTGTATTGTGATTGTATATATTCTTGTACATCTTCTACGTTCATTTGTTATCCCTCCACAAAAGTAATATTTTCTTCCGATAAAGCAGGCATTTCATTCAAATTGAAACTTACATTTGTAGCCCATCCACTACCACTCGTTCTCGACACTTGAATTTGTATGAGACTATCTAGCCCGGCGGTAATAACAGTCTGGTAAAACCTACTAGCATATACTGTATCTCCCATTATCACCCTAGAAATACCATCTACACCGCCACTAAAATTATTTATTACCGCCTGTTGTATGATTTCTGGAGTATAGATACTATTAGCGTCTACTGTTATCTGTACGTATAAATTTTGTAGTGTTGGTACTGTGTAATAAAGTGTATTTATACTACCATTAACGGAGTCGGTAACTTGTACACTAGTATTTCCAGCAGTGCCACATCCGGCGTCAATTTTGCTATAAAAAACAGCTCCTATTTCTTGTTTGTTACCACCATATATTGATAAATAAACAGAATGTGCAGGTATCTGAACACCTAAAGTTGTAACGGTTTCTCCTGTTCTATTCTGTTCTATTCTACAAGCAACAACATCTTCTAAATTGCCAATACTAGAAGAAATAGATTCCGCTAGTCCGTGGCTATTTTTAGCTACACTATCATATCTGCGTTGCTCAAACTCTGCTTGAGTTTCTCTGTTTCGACCAATAATACCAGCGTTGGTATTATTTACACTATCCCATCCAGGTATTACTGTTATTATTTTATTTACAGTACTTGCATTAACAACAATAGGTCCTGTTTCAGCGCATTGAAAAGTTACATCTACACTTGACGAACCTGTAGGGATTTGAGCAGGTTGAGTGCTAATAAATTGATTACCGTTAACATCTTCTACAATTACCCCTGCCGGTATTTGTGTTCCTTGTAATCCATTACATGTACATACTACAGTTGTAGGTTGTGCAACGTGCCTATTTAAAAAATAAACTTGCCCTAAAGCATCTTGAAACACTCCTACCGCTGTTGCAGGATTAAACATATTACCTAAATACAAAACTTCATTATCTTTTTCTATAATTAGAGCGGTTATACCATCTATTAATTGCCCTGCCGGTGTTTCTGGCTCTGTATTTAATTCCGGTGATGTATCACTGGTTTTAAAAGCGGCTTTCCATGTATCAGCTACGTTTTGTCGCACCGCTGAACCTTCATCTGCTACAAGCCCTGTATCTGGATTAAAAGTAATAGCCATGTACACACCTCCATTTTTATAATTCTATTTGTATAGTAGTATTGCTATGCGTTATTACATATGCTTCACCTTCAAAAGCTCTAGTCGTGTTGTTAAAGTCTAGGGTTACTTGACAATCTAACACACCATCAACTTCCATTAAAGCATTAGTTATACGGTTTATTAACGTACTTTTAGCAGGTATTGGCTTTTTACCAAGCTCTATATCAAAGTGTGGTATACCTCTGTCTTTGTTAAAATAAGCGTCATTTGTAAAAAGCCTAACTGTATTTGCACAATTTTGAGCTACCGCCATATCATCACTAATTGTTGCAATATTCCCGTTTTCATCACAGTAAATATCCCATTTATCATTTAAAGCAAGTGTGAAAGCCATTTCATATCACCTCGCTACTAAAAATATTATTGTGGACCACTTGTACTACCTCCGCCAGTTTCTACTCCACCGTGAGTATGACTTGTAAGACTGATACCGTTTGCCACAACATCTCCATTAACTGTAACAGTTCCATTTATAGTGATACCGCTGTTAGCTGTTAAGACAATAGTGTTATCTTGCTTTAACTCTATAAAACAAGACGGGTTTTTATTTAAGAACCCACCTAAATAAAACCCGTCTGACTGACTATGTGTTCTTTTACTTCCCGGCTGTTGTGGTTCTGTAGTATCTGCATTAACAGTACTACAATCTGCTTGAGCAAATATCGCTAAACCTTTATCACCGACGATTGGGTCCACAATAATAGCTGCATTACCGCCTTGTATTCTACAATAGGGAAGGTGATATAAATTTACAGGTTGTACAGCTTTATTAGCACCAGAAACAAATGTTACTAGTGGTAATACATCTACATACCCAACAGAACCTGTACCAGCTTGTACCCCTACAACTTTTACAGGAATAGCTGTCGCTACATCATTTATAAGGTTTCTAGTTAAATAATTAAATGTGTTGTATGAACTAGTACCAGTATATATATCGTTATTGGCTTGTACCGCTGTCGTTTTAGCTTCACTCATTTACATCACCTCTTATTTTCCTGTTGTTGTGCTTCCTGGTATTACTCCACTAATAGAAGTTTCCCATATACCGCTATTAGGATGGTATGCTTCTAAACTATGTTTTAATTTGGTTATCTGCCATTCTCCGCTTGCCTGTGGCAGTATACTTTGTAAATTAATATAACCGCCAACTTTTAAATCTTTATTATATGCGCATCTAACTTCAATACCGTCCGAACTAAAAGAAGGATAACCTATCATGCCTGTGTAATCTGCAATAACTGGCGGGGTACCTTCTTTTGGTGCGTTAAACGGCTGAATAGTGAATTTTTTGTTATCAATCAGCAAATCTATTTCTACTTGTCTTGCAAGCGTTTGAGCTTTTTTTACAGGGCTACCATTAAAAACACAGTTTGCTACACTACCAGTTACGCCTTTGTTTTCAAAATCGTATCCAGCTTCTTTTGCAAATTGAGACATTAATTTCTCTATAGTTGTAGTACCTTGTACACTAACGGGAGGGCTGGGAATTAAAGAGGCATAATAGCCTGCTAAAGCTTCTATTTTTAGGTATAACGTACCATTGTTATCGAGTGAAGGCACCGAACTTGTTATTTCTCCAATAAAAGCGGTAGAAAGCTCTGCGCCTTTATTTCCCACGTCTATTTGTATTATGTTGTTATACGTCTGCAAACGCTTAAAGGTAAGAACTGTTAATTGTTTAACAGTATCCAATTTAAGATTTTCTATAACTACAGTAGCTTTGTTTTTGGTGTCTCCGCCTTGTTTTTCTATGTCTACAGTAACCGGTAATTCTTCGATTAATATCATGTTTCCACTTCCAGAAAACTCACCTTCTTGAAGTTTTATTGTTATGCGTATGGTCTTTATACTAAACATCCATTTCTTCCTCCGTAGCATAGAATAAAACGTATCTAGTACCTAATTCTGCATAATTTGGAACACCGTTTTTACCATCTAAATCTCCAAAAAATAACATTCCAGAAAATCCTAATAATGGATAATTTAATAAATCTATATTTGTTAAACATATTGCACCTTGTCTTATAGGAGTACCATTAGCAGATACATCTATATACATATAATCACCACGTTGGTAAAGGTGAATAATGCAGTTTTGCTCATCTAAAACGATATTAAAACTCTGGTTTGGTATTTGTTCTAGTGGTATTGTTTGCATATTCACCCCTCCTAGTTAAGAAAATTATTTATTTGAAGCAATATTTCTATATTGTTTTTATTATCTTTTATTGCGTCCATTATTGGGTTACCTGTTTTTGTCTCTTCTTTTGTAGGTGTTTTCGCTTGTTTTAAGCCACCCTGAACTGTACTCACAGCAGATACGTTTTTGCTCTGTGTTTGCGTTATAGTATCGCTGTTCCCATAATTTATAACAATTTCTTTTATTTCTATAAAATCTGCTTTTATATAAAGTACACCTAATCCGTTATTGGTTCTAAGACTATAATCATAACTTTCTAAAGTCATGGACTGAAACTCAAAGAACGGTGTAATTATAGAGAATGTAGTAACAGAACTTTTTAATGTGTTTAAATTATTTAACACAGATTGTAGATAAGTGTTGGAGCCATCAAACGCTATTGTTGCATTTATTTGTATTGGCTCTGTAGTTTTGTTGTAACTAAAAAAGCTCCCTTTTTCTATAGGAGCTGAAACAACAGAACCGCCATATTTTACATCCATGTCTAAAAAATGTGCATTAGGTAAAACATTATCGCTAAAAAGCCAATCTGATTTAATAGATTTTCTGTAATCTTCCGCGGAAGATATAATAATGCTCATATATTTTCACCCTCCTATTAATAGCCTAAGCCACCTTGTCTAAAATCAATACCAAGACCACTTCCATTGCCATAATAATTATAAGTGTTTGTGGTGTTGTTGCTATTACTAGTATTAACAGTAGAGCTATTGTCTGTATTGTTTATTCTGCTAATAGCCCCATAAATAGAACCGCCAACCGAGCCGAGAATTTTACCAAATAAAGAATTAGAAGCAAGCTCGGCTAATTTGTTTAATATACCTTGTATAGAACCGATTACTGAACTAGCTCCAGATATCACAGAACTTACAAAACTAGAAAAAGCGCTTGCCATTGAATTAAATATACCGCTTATAAAACCACCAACACTAGTTACTACATCCATTAATGAATATAATAAATTGATAATACTGCTTATTCCGCCTGAAATCGTATCTACTAAATAACCAACTAACTCTGCTATAAAATTTACTACCTCATTACATACAGTACCTAATGTATTAAAGATTTCTATTGCTGACGTTATACCGCTGTTAACGGCTTCTACAACATAGGTTATTACGTCTACGATGCTAATGAAAACACCTATAATAAAATCTACGATACTAGCTATTTCATTTGAATTGTCTGCTAAGAAGTTTACAAAAGAAGCTATCGCCGTTGTTATAAATCCTATAACAGATATTATCACGCCTACAAATAAATTAAAGCCTTCACTATCAACGATTTTATTAAATAGGTTTAATAACGCTTGCCCTAATTCTTCAAAACGTGGTATCAGTTGAGAAAAATTATCCTCGAATTTTGAAACGATATCCATAAATCCATTGTAAACATTGTCTAAGATATTTTTTGCATTTTCTGTATCTCCGAATAATGTTTCAAAAAAGCTTGATAATGCACTATCTCCGCCATTTAGCCACTTTATAAACTCTTGTATTGCAAAACCAATTGCTAGAAGTGCAGTTAAAACAACACCCCAAGGCGAAAAGATAAAAGCTTTAGCAGCTATAGAAGCTGTCTTTATGGCTACAGCCATATTTTTAAACACACTTACTAGCTTCATAACCCCAAGACCAGCGAGCAATGGTACTATGGCTATAATATTATCTGCTAAAATTTTAAATGCACTACCAACAATGCTAGAAGCTTGGGTAAATACATCACCTAATGTTTTACCAAAAGAACTAATAGAAGGTTCAACCTGCTTTACTAGCTCTCTAAAACCTTTGGCTATATTTGTTAGTGTTGGAACAATAGCCCTGAAAATAGGCAATAATCCCATTTTTATACTATGTGTTAGCACTGTAACAGACATACTATATTCCTTAGCCGCCAATGCGTCCTCTTCCGTAAATGTTCCAATCTCTTTTGCAAGTTCCAACTGTCTACGAATAGCGTCTCCGCCTTGTTGTAACCATGTGGCAGTCTTTAAATCTGATACACCAATTTGACGGGCAATACCACTTGCTTGTGCTTGGTCCATGTTATGCAATGCGTCTGCAAATTCTAAGATATAATCTTCGGTTTTCTTCATCTCTCCATTTGCGTCTGTAACTGCTGGTAATAAACCGTTAGATATAAAGTCGGTATACATTGCACCGCCTTCATTAAACTTAGCGTCTACCATCCAGTCATTTAAGTCTGCGAAGATTTCTCCTACTTCATCCGCTTCGACACCTGCCATTTCTGCTGCTGTTCTCCATGCAGATAATGTTTCAATGTTCACACCTAAAGCGTCGCTTAAACTGCTTACCTGTGTTATTTCATCTGCAAAACTTTGAACAAATCCTGCTCCAGCAAGTCCAGCAAGTGCAGGTCCAACAACACCGCTCATGAGATTACTTAATCCACTTTTTACATTGCCGACTACAGAATTTAATTGTTTATCTAATCCGTTGGCATCCAAACCAAGTTTTATTAGAAATTCATCTACTGTATCTGCCATTATTTATGCTTCACCTCCTCTAGTGCTATTTCTTCGTTGATTGCATTTATTGTAACTATTTCATACAGATTTAATAAATCTTCATAGGAATAGATAGTTTCTAATTCATGGAGGGTGGCAAGATTTTTACTTACTACCACCCCAACTTTTATGCTTACATTTACATACGTTTCGTATATGTTATGTCCGCTGTTTTTTGGTTCGGGGATTTCGCCCCGCTCTTGAAAAAACTGAAATTGAGTTTTAAAGCTTCAAATCTTAATTTATATAATGTTTTAAAATCTGAAATAATGCTATCTGCGTTATTAGAGTTTAACGGAGTAGCAAAATTTACATTATTTTTATCTGGAATATGAGAACAACATTCAAGTAACTCTTCATAAAGTGGCTCAACTTTTTCATAGTCAAGTTTACCGAACATTTCCATAAATTTATTAAGGTTCATGTCTTTAAAGCTATTAGAAATTTTATTTATATTAAAACCAGAAAAAACGCTAGATAGTACATTAGCTCCAGCAGCTAAAATAAGTACTTTATTAATCCAGCGTTCTTGTTTAATAGCAGACATTTGTTTTATTTTAAAAGTTAATAGATTACCATCATCTATAATCTCAACTATTTTTTCTTTTCTCATGTTTTATTATTCCACCTTTTCAAAGTCAAATGTATACGGTATAGCAGCTAATGTTTTCTGCATATCGGGCAGTGTTTTAGCAGTTTTTAATACACCATAACTATATTGAATAATCTTTGCTAAAGACGGTAATGTTATTACCAAATTACATAAATATATTTTTTTATTGTTTTGCATAGATTTATAGAGATGGTCCAAATATTCCTTAGATGGACTAGTTGGTTCTAGTGTAATGGTCAAAGTTTTAATACTAGGAGTATAACCAGCCACCATGTAACCATCTACACCCATCCTAGTTTCGGAAATAGTATCATCACTTTGGGATATAGCGGCGTCTGTAGAAAATTGCTGAAGTTGAAAACCTTGCGGATACAAGCTATCTACAGTCATATAAGCTATGGCATTTGCGGATGTAATATTTCTATTCATGTGTTATATCCTCCTTATAAAATAGCTGTTACAGGTAATTCAAGACGGTTTACGCTTCCACCATATGTGTACCATAATCCGAGTATTGGTGTATCTCTTTCCACTCTTGCCTGTGCTCCAGGGTCAGTAATCATTAAATAATACCCGTCTGTATTAATTTGATTGGATACATCTTCCCCAATCTCTTGAATTAATTGTGCTTTTTGAGCTTCTGACAACGTAACACCAGCATCTATAACACCATTATTCAAAGCTCTATTGATTGGGTCCATGCACCATGCTCTAATTGTTGTATAACCTGCGTCTGTATATGGAACACGTCCAACTTGTCCAAAGCCATTAACAATAGATACCTGTAATGCATTTCTAAGCCATAAATTACCGATATATGCGTCTACAAATCCAAAGTTACCGCCAATCATTGCTCCTTGGTAATAATATAAAAATTGGTCATTTCGTGTTGCATAATTACCATAGAAGTTTACGTTTAAATCTACGCAATTTGTAGCTGTAGTATCGTCGTTCACGCTTGCTTCAAGTCCAGATTGCGTTTTAAATGCCCATGTAACTAAACCATTATTTCTATTCCAATCTATAGAAGCACCGATTGCCATTGCTAAAAGTGCATAATTTAGACCACCAAAGGTAAGTAATACACCTTCATAATTAGATTGTGCTAGTGTATTTGGTAAATTACCGCTAGAGCTTGGTGTTGTATCATCTGTATTTGTTGTATACGGGCAATATAAATACTCACCGTTGGAATTATTAGCCCACTGTGCAAATTCCTCGATAACTGCGTCCTCTGGTTGTTCCATAGTTGTAAAAGATACCCAATTCTGTGTATTGCTTGTAATGCTGTCCATATTAGCACTAGGAGTAAGCTCATCAGAACCGTTACTTACAGTAGCACCACTAGAAGCTGTTAATCCTAAAAGTGTAGCTACATTTTGTGCTCCATCTGTAGCTACTGTAATAGAGCTTGTTGCACCTGTTGTACCACTAGTAACAATAAAAGCATTTAAATTACTATTATAACTTACTGTAGTCCCAGATAATTGTTGTTGTAATGTATTTGCCACGTCAGACTGTGTGTTAGCTTCGCTCAAATCGAGTTCACTTACCGTAACTGGGCTACCATCAATGTTGATAGTAAAACCGCCAGCACTAACGGCTTTTAACTCTTCCATTGTTCCGGCTTGTCCACCAATTAAAGAAGCAGCTATTGCGTCTGTTACTAATCTAGCGAAACTTATTTTTTGTGGCTTAGTAAAGCTGTTATCGTAACCCAAGAAATAACTTTGCGCCGCTTGATATTCTGCGGATGTCAGTCCGAAATAAGCACCAACAGAACTTACGTTAGAAAAACTCATTGCCCCCGGAAAAACGCATAAAGAATTTGTTGTTAACAAAAGTCCTGTTATTTCTAAATCTGTACCGCCAGCGTTAATCACTCTAGGTACTACTTTAACTATTTGGCTTGCAGAAATACTCATGTTTAAAATTCCCCCTTTATGGTTTATGATGTGCGTCTATATTCTCAACTCTCAAGTTCACGGAGTTGAAGTAATCTTGTGTTAAAGTTGTTTGGTCCCACTGTGTTAAATGTAGGCTAACTCTATATCTAGGCAGATATTGGTCTTGCTCATCTACATATGGCATGTACTCCATATCATCAGCGTAGTTTAAGCTTAAACCAGTGTAATTATTAAAAAATGTAACGCCGATATCACTACGTCCTAGTGTTTCTATAGTTGCAGCTTGTTCTTGTGCTATTTCTTGGTCTATATTGCAAAAATCTATATCAACTGTGTATTCTCTAAGCGTTTGGTTTGTTATATTTCCTTGTGCAGATTGTGTATAATCAATAACATTTGTACCTATACGCATAGTGTCCTGAATACTGATAACGATAAAATTCTGCGTTTGTGGCAATGCCATTCTATTTTGCCAACCTCTAAACACATTATCTGCAACAACATTAGGAGCATATGTCGTTATAAAATCATAAACAGCTTCAAGTATCATGTGGTATCACCACCAGTTTGATACCAGCTAGAAGCACTAAAGTCTGGCGGTTCTACTTGTTGCGTTATACCAGCATTACACCAGCCATCTTGACTCCAATCTTCAATAACGCTAGTAATAAGCCAGTAGGTGCTGTCAGCTCTTTTTATAATGTCCCCATTTCTTAATATTGGCATACGTTGTATACCACTTATAGGCATACTCTCGTCAGAATACACGAAGATTTGTTCACTAGCCTTTGTATCATTAACACGCTCTAAATGCTTAAGTGCTTGGGCGTCTAATGGCTGTATATTAGCTTGTATATCTTGTGGTTCTAGGTATACAGGGGTAATCTCTCCTTTGTTATTTACTTGCCCGTTAGACTGGTATAAAATGCAATCTTCATCCGGATGAACAGCTGTAATCATACCTCTAACTACATCATGTAAATTTAAACCAAGCATTTAATCACCCCTCAACTTCATAACTCACGGAAGATATCATAAGCCCACTATCAATAAGAACTGTTTCTGGATTAATAGCTTTAGTGTTTTTACCACTACGACCTCTACGCTTTTTCATAGCTACAGTTTTAGGCGAGTTTCCTCCAGGTTCCCAAGACCTTATTGTTTTCTTTACATCACCAACGGCAACGATACCAGCTTTTCTATAAGCGTTTAAAACGCTATTTCTACTAAAACCGCCAAATTTAACGCTACTTTTTATACCTTTTACCCATTTTTTCAGGTTTTTTCTTGCAGTTCTTTTTAGAAATGGTCTACGTGGATTGTGAATACCCATTTCATTCAGATATGCAACATAAGCAACGGGCGTCCCATCTGGATATCGAGCATTTTGGAAGAAACCAATTTTTAAATTAGCTTTCATGGCTGCTAACTCTTTGAGTTTTTTATTTAGTTTATCTTGACCTGTGAATTTAACTTCGGCAGTAATCAAAATATCTCACTCCTAACCGATATTTTGCTGTTGCTTGCCAGTACATAGAACCGCATAAGGTTTGTGTATACCAGTTAGCGTTTACTAATGGAGTAACGGAAACATTAACTTTTCCTTCTGTAGCGGCGGTAATAGTTCCGACAATGGTATCGCCACGTTTTTTTAAAGTAGCAATATGGCAGGTTAGCATATAAAGCAACATGGTTCTTTCCTGTATATCTTTTACCTTAGAATTAGGTGTGTTATCTAACAATAATGTAGCTGCATTAAAATAATTTTCTAAAACAGTATCATCAACGTTGTTAAATTGGGGATATAGAGTTTTAAAATCACTTGCGTTAAAAACAACTACATTGTCATTCACATTTCATCACCCTTTATATTCTTTTTGTTTTGGATCTACCGGTTCAAAACCATGTCTTAAATCCACACGTTCTTCTGCTTCTCTTCTCACATCTCTGTTTTCAGAAACGAATAAGAGTCCCTTCTTGATAAGTTCCATATTTTGGTAATGTGTTTTAATCCATTCCCAAGCTTCCCTAGGTACGCCCAAAGTTACACCATAAGCACCAATCGGGAGGATACCACGGTCTTTACCTACTAAATTAGTTGCATTACCATTAAATACTATGGCACGTTTATTTCCGTTCTTATCTGGAACATAAAACTTCATATTTCGAGGATAGTTAAGACATACAGTAACAGTATCGCCTGTTGTCTGCATTGGTTTTGTGTTCACGCGTTTTTCACTAACGCCGCCAATTACATCACCATTTTTAACTGTTCTATCGATAGCCACAGTTTTTTTAGTAGTTTTTGGTTTATATGTTTTTGTTCTTTTTGTAGTAGATTCCATCTAATCACCCTTAAATTTTTATATTAAAAAAAGGGTGGTAATCCACCCTCATGATTTATACACCTGTCATTGTTGCGATTGCGAATGGTCTATAGATAATAGCACCATAAGTACCAAATACGTATTTTTGTTCATACCAGCTAGTTTTTGGCACTACACGTAAAGCACGCATTTTTTCGGAAAAGCCAAGTTCTGCAACTGGGTTTCCTTGTACTTCTCTAGCCGCCAACATAACAACATTACCGCTAGTAGCAGCTAATTCTGGTAAAACAACTACAGTTAAGTTCTGGAAATACTTATTGAGCATATCTAAAACAGATACGTTGTAATCTGTAGCTTTACCAAGTAATACATTGCTTGCTGGGCATACTGCTAATACTAAATCGGAGCTTTGGTCAACTAACCCCTGGCTATTTTCAAACAATTCAGAAGCTAAAAGAAGAATATCATCGTAGATTTGTTGAGTAGTTTTTTGTGCCCATTTAGTAATGCTACTATCTACAGTGGCTGGTGCAATTGTTTCTGGTAAGTTTGGTTCGTTGAGTAATCCGTAAATTTCTTTACCAGATACACCATATAAATAATATTTGTTGCTATCGATATTGATGATAGTTGCAGCACTACGTTGTTTTTCTGCTGCAAGATTAATCATAGCTCGACCGGATACCGCCATTTCTTGTTCACCATAGCGAATATTAGTCTGTGCTAAGAAGTTTTGGCGGTATGGATATGTTACGTTTATATCCGCTGTAGCACCATTGCCAAAGTCTGTATATGCTGTACTTTGTCCTGTTGCTTCGATAGCACGGAATACAGAACCGCTATAAGTCCAATCGCCTTTCTTAGTTTCACCAAAGATTTTTCTTGCATTAGTTGGAGCAGTTAAAATATCAATTACTTTTGGGTCGATATAAGTGGTGAATACTGCTGGTACCCCACTATTTGGCGGAGTAATAAGTGCACTATCACTTGCCAACTTAGCAATATTTTTACTTGTAATTAAGCCTTTGGCTCCATCAAAAACAAAGCCTTTTTCTCGCATTTTCTGTAACGCCTGACGTTCATTCATGTTTTATCCTCCTCCTAATTATTCTGATGTGGTTGTAATTGTTATATTTTGACTACCATCAAACTGAGCATTTCCATTTGTAGTACCACTTAATGTTATAGTTCTTGCTGTAGCTAATTTTGTAGCTGTAGTAGCACTATCTGCACTTATTGCATGGTTAGCAGTAGTAGTAGCACCATAATTACTAATAATTACAATATCGCCTTTATTTCCCGATGTTGCATATGCCCAATCTGTTTCTACAGCACTACTAACAGTTGCACCGGCATTTCCTACGTTTACAGTTCCATCTGCTGTGTTAGCAAAAACTTTTTGTCCTGCTGTAACTGTTGCTGGAGCTTCTACATAGAAATCTCCTTGTACTTGTACATTAACAGAGCCACCAATAGGTACTATGTTAGTAGTGTTACCAGCTGTTCCATCTTCTGGAAATGCTACTAATGTATCAATTGGATAGATAATATCTCTGGCTACAAAACCAAGTGGTTTACCACTGCCAGTATTTTTTACTTGTCCAGGATTACTTGTATCATCCCAGCAAAAACCACCGATTGTTAAAGTTGTATTTGCAATTCTACCAAGTGCTGTACTAACTACTGGATTATTAGAAGCAAATGCACCCGGTACACCAATTGCAGGATATATATTTACTGCACTTTGAAAATCTGCCATATTTCTTTACCCCCTATACAATATTGTCTAATCTTGCAAAAATTGAAGATGTTTCTTCATCAAGATTGCTACCAGAAAAAGCGCTATCATTTGCCATTGGATAAGTTGGTCTATTTTCCAATAACATATCAACCATGCCTTCATATGCCTGCTGATTGTAATGTTCTGGATTTTTACCAAGACTTCTAAGAGCAAAAGCATAGATAGAATTTGCGCTATCAAACGCGAGTGGATCTGTGATAGTTCCAACTAAAGGTTTAACTTTGTTAGCAGCCTTGTTTAAAGAACGATAATGTTCTTTAGTTTCAGCAATAGCTTTTGCTTTTGCGTCTGCAACAATTTTTTCTTTTAAGTTTTTAAAACTATCTTCACCTAACGCACGTTTCATGCCTTCACTTTCGTGTTCGCGGTCAATACGTTCTGGGTCTGCTTTTTCGCGTTTTTCACCATAACGAATACCCATTTCAAACGCTTCTCGGAACACAGGGTCTTTCATTTTTTCTTCAAGCCAGTCATCATCTTTAGCAGGTGGCGGATTACCTTTCATTGGTTCAGCAGGTTCAGATTTTTCAGGTGTTCCCATATCTTTATCTTTACCGCCACAAGGTGCGTCTACTGCGTCTGGTGTTTCACCTTTTAATTTTTCCAAAACACCTTTGTAAGTAGTTTTTGTTTCTTCATCTAAGCCCGGCATGAACTTATCAATAATTTCATCAATGGTTGCATTTTTATCAATATCTAAGCCGACTTCACGTGGGTCGTACCCTTCTACTTGTGCTTCGATTACATTTAAAGCTTTTTGAAAACCTGCGGATAAGACTTCGCTTGCTTCAATGCCTAAGTTAGCGTCATTGGCTAAACCATTGCGTCTTTTCTTAAAATCTAAAATGATTTGTTTTTTAGTCAATTTTTCTTCACTCCTTTTCATAAAATCAGGTTTTTTATCTGCAACGGATACATCATGTCCAGCCCTACCTTCTGGGACCAACGCAACATGGTTTCCAGAAATATTTCGCATTACAAAATCGTAGTGGATTTTCTGCCCGTCTATTTCATACACACCCGGCGTAAAGTCTGGTGTGAAACGATAGGCACAAGATATTTCTTTAGCGCTTCCATCTTCAATCGCCTTGATAGCTTCTGCGTCTGTTACAGTTAGGCTATTTTTTAAGTATGGAGCTTCAAACACTGCATCTGTTCCCGTACTGCCTACTACATATTCTTTTGGCTGTACGTCTGCGTTTATAACATGATGTTCCATTAACAGTGGTAATCCATTAAAGGTTTTTACTGCTTTTTCTAACTCCTTTGGGTCTCTAAGTGCATAATAAATGCGGTCTGCTTCTAAGCCTAAATCTTCATAATCTGGAATTTCACTTCCTAGATATGGATTTACACAGGCTTTAGAGATAGGAGTTATCTTTACATGTAAGTACCCATTATCATCAAAATTTCGCACTGTTGTTTGTGCGTCAAAAACAAGATTACCTTTCATTTTTCTCACCCCCTTTCAAAAATGGGTATAAAAAAACCGCTTACCTAAATCAGTAAACGGTCGTTTGATATATGATTATATATACTAATAGATAGATACATCACTTATTTTATTTTTGAAACAATTTCTCCCAATGTTTAATTTTTAATTTAATAGGAGAGTTAAAATACTCATCATTTTCTTGTATTATTTTATCTATATTTTCTAATGCGTACTTATGCCATTTAATAACTTCTTTTTCTTCGTTATAAGATATATCGTAACTCCACGGTAAAGATATGCCAAACATATAAACACCATCAAATAGAGTTGTTCTATACCTGTAAGAACGATTAGTGTCTATATATTCCCCGTGTGATAAATCTTCTGTAACTACTTCATACAATTTATTCTTATGAATTATAAAACTAGTACGTTTGTATTTGTTGACATTAGATAGAGTGTTATTTAAGCGTTTGCATAACTTTTCTAATTCCTGCAAATCTTCTTTGGTTTTATTTTCTTTTTCGTTTATATCATTTGCTCTATCTACCATCAGCACCCATTCTTTTTGAGAACCAATCAAACTGTCTAATACTTTTGGATTATCACTAACATAAGACATAACAATCACACCGCCAATTTAACAATATCTTTAATTTTACTCAATATATGTTCATGCCCTGCAATGGCTTCTTCTTCGGTTTTATATCGTTTAAAATATAATTCTTCCGAAAAATCTATATGAGCTAAACATAATCCTTTGAATACCATAGTTTCGTATCTTTTTATATACATTTTTGAATAGGCATTGGCTATTTCTTCATTTCCACGAGCTAAATCCACAGTAGATATTTGGTAAATAATACCATCTATAGCAACAAAAGTTTTAATATCTAAACCTTCCATTTTCATATAGTTTTTATTTAGGTATTCACATATTTTATTAACATCTTTTATTTTAGATATCACTTTTGTTATCTCTCTTTGATTTTCAGCGATATTCATATTCCCATCATCTCCTAAAACGTTTATATATATTATTATATCAAAATAAATTAATCAAAACCCGGTATTAATACAGAGAATTGGCAATTACAATATACAAGCTCGCCCGGCTTAACATTCCTATGAACATCACTATCATACAAGCCATCATCTAAGTTAAAGACCTTGCCATTCATTTTTATATGAGTGATACGACTGCTGTACTTACCCGGTACATGTATCCAGCGTCCCTTTGTTGCTCCTACTGCTTTAGCTTCAAAAATTGCGAACTGCTGTGTAGTTTTATTTATTTGGTCTCTTGCTAGTAATGCAGTTTTATTATTACTTTTTACGTCTAATGGTTCCATTATTTTATCTATTTCTTCGCTTAGGGACTGCATATCAAATCCTGTTACAAATGCATTGTTTACCGCCTGTTGTACCGTGTATAAATATTGTTGTGGTATAGATTTTATAAGAGCAACATTGTTATCTGTAATTTGTTTTATAATCTCTTTATCTTGCTTAGAATATCTAGGTTTTAGCGTCATACCCATTTGTTTAAGTTTTCGCATTACTTGTGCAGCAGTTCTTTTCCTTGTTTTATCTGTTATCCATCTAGCAAATTCACGGCTTTTTTCATCGTATCTTTTATACCACTTTTGGCGGAGAAATTTCATTATTTGTGCCCATGTATCACTTACTGCATCTTGAGCTACATTTCTTTTTAAGTAGGCTGTCAGTTCCTTTTTGACGTCTTTTTGCATTTCATCAAGCAAGTCTTGTAATTGTTGTCTGTATTTAATCTCAAATGCTTTATCTGGTCTACTGCGTCCGAATGTCTGTTGATTACTCATACTACTTCAACAACTTTCTTTTCGGTTGGTTCATCTGGGTCTTTGCTTGGGTCAAATGGTTCTAATGGGTCATTGTCTGGTTTTGGTTCTATATATGGGTCTAAATTGTTATAACCACTGTCTGGGTCATCAATAAGTTTTTGTCTTATTTCTTCTGGCGATAACACACCAAGTTCTGCATACATATTAGCAATCTCTGCTTCTTTTTTATTGTTATCAGTCTGTAAGGATTTATCTTGTTCAGATAACGGAGCGAATTTAAATACTATGCTATCGTCTACGGAACCAAATTCATTGAGTTGTAAAATTTTAAGAACTGTGTTTAACGGTTCTCTAAAAATCTTTTCTTGCAAGCTTTCGATATTGTCATAATGGTTCTGCAAATCTGCGTCCCCCGTATTAAATCCAGCAGGAGAAATACCCCACATCTTAGTTACAGGCTCATTAAACATGGCGGCTACATATTCCATGCTCTGACGGACTAAATCTGTAACACCGCTTAATGTCGTAGTCATAACTACAATATCTTCGGAGTTTTTATCTATGACTGCACATCCGTCATTGTCCCTTTGTTGAACAAAATATCTAATACGATTTTGCAATTCTGCGTCAAAACCGCCAGATAAAACATTTTCCATATTGCTTTTAAAAATCGTTAGTGAATATTTTTGTAACAATCTAGATGCACATTCTCTATTAGCAGTGAAATGACTCACCGCGTCTAAAACTTTTTGAGATAGTGATAAGCCAAAGAAGTTATATGCAGGCTTTAACATTACTGGAAGTTCATTTTCTGCGAAATATAAAACCCTTGATGAGTGAACAGGTATACCTTGAATATACCAAACGTTAGGCTTGTAATAATCGTCTGCCATTGGGTTAGTAGAGTTATACTGCCCCGGAGATATGTTATAAGGCTCGATTAATTTTATACCTTTAAAACTTCCTTTTGGTATCGTGTTAGGGCTTAATGTTAATGGGTTTGCTAGCCCTTCAGTTGTTTCACCTACATCAATGAAGCCTAAGCACCCGCCAAAATATCCACAAAAAGAACTAGCCTTATTGAACACATCTTTTATTTTGTATGCCTTTAACGCTTTTTCTAATTGTTTAATCTTGTCGTTTTGCTCATCAGCATTTACTTCGTTTTCATCATCACCTGTACTTGTTAATTCGCCCCATTTGCGAGTCATTTCATTGGCTCGCATTTCTACACCTGCACGGATTAGCCCGTTTTGTGTAAGAGCAGATAAAACACCATATCCAGCAAATACTGGCAAACCTTCTTCACCTAATCCCTCTAGTGCATGACCTAAGAGCGTACCAACTGGAGAAAAACATTTATCTAGCGCCGTCTGTACTTCTTTTGGCGGATTTCCAAGTGTTTCAGGTAGCTTGTAATCATCAGCTGTCAATGGTGGTTTATACGAGTCGTTTATTATATTCGGATTTATTTTATTTTGTCTAGTCCTGTTATTTGCATAACGTTTATTTCTGCTATTTTTGTATCTGCCCAAAATTACTCACCTACCTTCTAAACAAACTTGGATTAATTTTCATTGGTTTGCGTTGTTGTAATTCTCTTAACGCTTGTGTTGTTGCGTCCACTTGGTCATCATGTGCGACCACCGGAAAATTAGTAAGCTCCGTTTTATAATCCTTAACCCATGGAGCGATTAATGATGATGGTATATACACATTACCAGCTTCCCACATAGGAGTTACTGCATAAGCCCTAGCTACTTTGCTTTCTTTTGGAATTATTGGGACTATGCCTTGTATTTCTTTTTTTAGTACATCAATCACGGCTGGACCATTGGCTTTATCTTCTACCAGTTTTTTAAATGCTCTTGGGTGCTTGTTAGATAACTTTACAAACTCATGGATTGTATCAGTAAAACTCATACGTTCTCTAACTTGGTCTATAAGGTAGCAATCTGCACCTTTACGCCCCCACACTTGACCTACTACATAATCTGTAGTATCTGTGGCTTTAAATGCCATATCCCAGCTAATTATCATGGTATCAAAGCTGTTTGGTAATGTAGTCCAGTATTTTATCCATTCTTCTTTAAATACTGCACCGCCATCTATTGTCGGTCGCTGTTGGTATAATGCTTCCCAATCGCGAGAACCAACATCAGATTTTATTCTCAATAATTCTTCTAACGGATAACGTTCAGGATGTAATGCTTCACCTTTTTTGCGGTGTGGCTCATCATGGGTAGCTATAGCAGGATATTCTATAACTTCCCATTTCTTAGTATCCTTATCTTTTTCCAAAAGCCTTCCGCATAGGTCATCATGGTGCCACCTCGTCATTATGATTAAAATACCCCCACCAGGGGCAAGACGAGTATATAACGTAGATGTGTACCAGTTATATACCTTATCCCTAATTGTTGGGCTGTCGGCTTCTTGGCGGTCTTTGAACACGTCATCAATGATTAGAATATCGCCACCCATACCAGTGATACCAGCACCAACACCTGCGGACTTATATACACCTTTATGACCTACAACTTCGAAGATATCACTATTTCGTAAGTACGAGCCATTTGCCACGCTTCGAATATTTTTACCAAACAAAGTAGTATCTGGAAACAAGTTATGATATAAATTATCATCTATAACCCTTTGTACATCCCTATTATTTCGGCTTGCTAAGTCCGAAGAATAAGATGTGGCAATAATCGAAGTATCTGGATATCTGCCTAAAACATATGCAGGAAATCGTCTGGATGCTATTTCTGTCTTACCGCTTCTTGGTGGCATGGTAAGCATTAATCTTGGGCTTTCTTTGCGTTTAACCTTGTTCAAAAAATCATCTAACTTTTGGCAAATTTCCTCATGCACCCAGCCGGCTTGATATTCAGGGAACGTATACAAAGTAAATCCTAGAAGTGTCTGTCTTGCTAAACTTCTACGCAATAATTCTTTTAAAACTTCTTTATTTTCCATTTTTAAATACCTCATGCGTTAAGTTTAGTAGCTCATTTTTATCCATACCAGATAAATTGATATCGATATTGTTTTTTTGCTCTATTGTGATTTTATCATCAGTACCGTTGTTGATTTCTTTCTTGAGTTTTTCAATTCGGAGTTTTTGTTCTTCGGTGGCTAACTCGGAATTGCACATTTCTTCATACTGCTTAATTAAGTTCATTAACGTTCCCATAGCTCTGGATTGAGCCATTAAAAACGTTGCCTGCTTATCGTATGCTTCGCTATACTGGTAAGCCATTCCCTCACCTTCTGCCACTACACGTTCCGTAAAATCGTCTGCGTCTTTAACGTACATGATTTTTTGTGAACGGATAATAGCTGCATACTTAAGGCAAATGTTTTCCCACAAAATATCTATTGGAGACATGGTTTCAATTGCTCCCACAAGCTCCAAAGTTTCCGCTGGTAAATACTTAGCGAACAGCCCATGTTTCACTGCGTTAGTGTTTTTGTTAAGTGCACTCTTTTTTTGTATTTCGTTTTGTTTAGGGTGCACTTTTGGGGTGCGCATCTTATCTTTAGACCATTTATATCGCTTTATCCAGGACTTTAAAGTATTAAGCGATATGTTGTATTTTTCGGCAATGTCTTTAAGTTTTAATCCCGTACAATAATCCTGATACACATCTTTTTTTATTTTTTCATCACAATCCATCACCTCACCACCGATATTTTTAAATAAAAAAGCCACTAGCAATAAGCTAATGGCTCTGTATTCCTGATATTATTTTACTCTATTATTGTATCATTTATTTATTCTAAAAATGCGACAAAAAAAGCGACAAAAATTCAATTTTTATATTTAGTATTTAAGCAGATAAATAAACACCCTTGCTGACACGCTTCACTGCCGAAAATGTTTACAGCTAATTTGTTTATAGCTGTTCTGGCTCTACGTTGGCAATTTCTAGCAGAATATTTAACTATTTCAGCCACCTGTTGCCATTGGTAGCCATTTATATACTTTTGTGTAAGTATCGCAATATCAATACCTTCCAGCTCATTTAATGCCGTATCGATTTTGGTTATAAGTTTATAAATTTTGTTTTTATTATCCTCTAATTCCATTTTTTTTAGAGATAACTTTTCTTTTTTAGCGTACTGACTTTCTAAGCCTTCAAGCTCGCTATATCCTCCGCTTTCTTTGTCGTACTTAGCTATTTTAGCATCTGTTATGGCTTTTATTTGTTCTTCCGTGTCTTTTAATTCTGCTGTATAGCTTTTTAATTTTGCCTTAAAAAAGTTATAATTTTTCAAATAATCATATGTTAGATTTTCGTAGTCAGAATAAGTTTTCATGTGTTTTACCTCATTTATTTTTATATTTAATCGTTATAAGCTCCATGTTTCATAATTGTTTATCTTGTTATCCCAATGTAAAAACCTAATCTTTTTAAACACACGAAATATTTTATACAACTTTTTATGATATCTACGGTAAATTTCTGCAACTTCTGTATCATCTTCTAAATATTTAATAGTGTTATACTTGTTTATTCCGTCATGTCCTTTAATATATGGAACTTCTATAATACCAATTTCTTTATCATTGGTGGTATCTTTAACGCTAAACTTAATTCTAGCTATAACCCAATCATCACCCCAAAAATTCATATTACCAGATATTAGACCATTCGGATTACCTTTTGTTTTATTCCAATGTAAAAACTGTAAATTATATTTATTTGTTGAACTATATCCGTTAACCTCTTTTAGTTTATCTAGTAGTCTAGCTTTTACCTTGTAATTAGTTGCAATTGGAAAAATCTTTTGCATTGCACTTTTATTTTTAAAGTTAAAATTAACAATAACATTATCGTATTTTAAATATATAGTTTTAATCATGTGTTTTACCTCACCATTTTCTTTTATTAGCGTTGGCACCGATAAAGATTAATAGTACCAACTGTCCCAAAATTACACCTGCAAAAAAAGACGCTACATATCCCATAACAACACCCCTAAAATTTGTTATTTTTTATGCTTTTTGTTGTATTGCTTTCCATGTCCCAAAACACTATTTTTATAATTCTTATATTGTGTCTTTTCTCTAAATGTTTATTTGCTAGTCTTAAAATTCTTCTGCAAAACGCATGGAAAAAACTTTCTCGGTTCTTTTTCTCCACTGCTTTTTTATATGTTGTATCGTTGCATTCTCCCGCATTGGTTAGTGGATTTATTTTATCTTTCATTTTTTCAATTCCTTTGCTACTTTATTGGAAAAATTCTTTATAAATCTATATTTAAGTGTGCAATTCTTTTTATTGCATTTTTCTTTGGTTATCCAACACATAAATCCTGTATCGGCTTCATAATATCTTTGATTACATTGCATGATTATTTCTCCTTTTCGAGCTTTTCCGAAAGTCTAATTAGTAGTGCAGCAGTTTGATATATTTCTGCCTGTATGTTACTCTTACCACCTAATTTAGCTTTCGTTTTGTTGGGTAGGTACGTTTCATTTATGGCTTGGGCAATCTCTCCGACTTCTTCTTGAATTAGTCCTAGCCATTGATGTGGAGTGAGATGATATTCATCACCCCACTGTTTTTTCTGCTTCTTTACCTCACCCATAACTTTATTTTTAATTTCTGTTAATGTGTACATTGGTTTTGGTATTTCTCTACCTAGCAAATCATCTAGGGAAACATTAAGCTTGTCAGCAATTTTACATAATGTTGAATATTTAGGTTCTCGCCCTGCGTTTTCGTAACCTTTGTAAGTCTGATATACAACATCTATTTCTTTTGCAAACTCTTTTCCTGTCTTGTATCCTGCAATTTCCCTAAAATATCGAAGTCTGTCTTGAAAGCTCATCTCTTACACCTCCTTAAAAATCATTTTCTAGCAGATTTATACGAGCTGGCTCGTATTTTACAGGTTCATCATAGATTGCATATTTTTTTATCAATCTTGCTAAATCTAAATTTTCATTTTTATGACAACATTTATTTATCTCTGTCCATATTTTTTCAAAAATAAATTCTGCATTTCTTAACGACGAACCAGAAATATTTCGATATTGAATAAACTCACATTCTTCATCAGAGTCGTATCCTTCACACACACCTATATATATTTGCCTTTTAATATCATCAATGCCTATATTACGAATACTTTTTAAATCATAAATAAGTTTATCATTAAGCCTTATTAACATAATTAATACCTACTTCCTTATATTTCTTTAAAATTGATATTCGGATATTTTTCAAGCAACTGTTTTTTCTTATTGATGTAAACTCTAGTTTTCATGCCTTTTACATCAACTACTTCTTCTATGCCATTGGCATACTTGACTACAAAATCTGCTCTATAGCGAGTAGCTTTTATTCGTTCTCCATTTTCTCTTGTGAAAGCATCTTGCAATGTAAAATCTTTTTGCATAACGAAAGACTCCACGATACCAGCTTTTTTCAAGAGTAGAAGCTCTGAATAATAGTCGGCTTCTTTTTTGCTATCAAATACAATTCCGTTTATTTCTGTTTTAACAGCGTTATATTTGTTTTTAGGTCTATTTGTATCTGTACTTATTTTTTTCTTTTCTATGGGCTTCTTATGCGTTTTGGTAGTATATTTAATGCCCATATTTGATAGTTGTTCTTCTGTTACATTTTCCCAACCTTTCATTTTGTCCTATTTCCCTTTTGATATTCCCATTGTTCTAAAAGTTCAGGATTATCCCATTTGTTACCTACAACCGGGTAACAGTAACTATATGTTCCTTCTATTAAACAAGTGTCAAATTCAAACATAAATCCTGCTTGGTCTTTGTCCCAATATACAACACCTAATACCGCATCGTCTAAATCTTGAACAATATCACCTTCGTATACTTTACGACCATCACAATCTTCTAGTCCTATACATTGACCAACTGTATCTGGGTCAACTCGTATTCCGCAGATAAATACATGGATTTTGTTTGGGTCTATATCGTCAAGTTCAACTGAAATATTTGCTCCATAATTCCAATCTCCGACTTTATAGCCTAGTGTTTTTAAAAGTCTTGTTCTATGGTCTATTATCTTGCCCCTAAATTTATACTCTCTCATGTTTTAACTCCTTCTTTATATCCTCATTTATTTTAGATTGTGGATATCCTAAAATTTCTCCTACACACATCAAAAGCATATGTGCATTAGCTCCTAATCCTATCTTTCCCAATTTTACATACTCGTTTAATAACTCTTTATATTTTATTTCCGCTCTATTCTTTACTTGTGTAGCTTCACTTTCCCATAGTTTTTCATCACAATTCGCCATTGATTTTATTTCTAAAGCTCGATTGTAAATATCAAGGTTTTGCAAGCAAGCAGAAAATTTTTCTATATCACTTGCCATAGAGATTATATTTTCACGCCACCACTTGATGCTTATCCACATTTGTTTTTCGTCTAAAATTCTTTCTTCAAAATTACTTCCGTTTATACATTCGTAGCATTTACAATCATACAAATATAGCCTACTATATTTGCAATGTCTGCATTTATCGTAAGTTGCCATATTATTACACCTCGTTTAAATCAATTAAAGGTTTTTCTCTGCTTAATATTTGTACAACTTTCCATTTATTTGCTTGTGCTTCAGCTTCTGTTTTAAAGCAATTTCCAATAAGAAAATTAATTTTAGATATATAATCTTTTTCGTAGTACCAATCTTTTAAAATTCTTACATATCCATTTTTATAAGCAACATAGTAATATTCTTCCCCTTTTTCTGGCTTGAACGGTTCTTTCTGTATTTCTATCTTATATCCAAAAAGAAACTGTGCTATAACAGATAAATTGCATTGTTGACCATCTTTAAACAAATGTAATCTTTCATTTTTATCACGTTTAAATACATATTCTCCTTGTAATTCACTATCACCAGAAATTTTTATTATTTCATCTTCTTGTATTCCGTTTTCATCCATAAAGCGTTCAACCAAATGTTCATTTTTCATATTTAGCATCTCTCTTTCTATCTATATCTGCTTGTATATCTTGGGGTGTGTATCCCATTATTTCGCCTACGCAAATTAATTTTCCGTAAGTTATGGAGCCGACAGCTGTTCCCCAAAGATTTACATATCTAGCTAATAACTTTTTATATTGTTCTTCTGCTCTTAATCTGGTATCCATTAAGAGTTGGTGTTGCTTTTGGTAAATGTTTTTCTCAAATCCCATTTTTATTCCCCATATATTTATTATCCTAATCGTTTGGTTTTTCTTCTAATTTTTCCCAGTCTGAAGGTGGTACATCTCCTATTTCAGATGGGCAATTAGTACCAAAAGGGCAGTAATCTCTATAACAATCTTTTCCGCTTTCTCTAAAACTTTTACAATGGTTTTTAATTACTTCGATAGCCTTGTTTAACTCTTCTACGCTCGCCATACTTATTCACCTTCTGTCATTGTTTTTTCTTCTTTCTCTATATTCTTTATCAAAAGAATATATTTTGAATGTATTACTTTCTATATCCTCTTTGAGTATTTCACTGCCACAAATCGGACATTCATAATCACTTTTTTGAAATTTGACTAAATCACTTTCTTTTTCAAAATATTTCACTTTACTACATTCTGGACAGATAAATTTATAATTAATTCTTAAAATCTCGGCATCTTGTAAGGTCAACTCATCTAAAAACTTTTCTGCTTCATCAACATTTGTTCCAGTCATATACGCTATATAGCTTGGCATAAAATTTTCTATCCTACTTTTTACCAACCTATCTACGACTTTTCTTACATTTCGCCTTTTTTCATCAACCTTCATTTTCCCACCTTCTTGTTTAAAGTTATTTCTACAGATAAACCTGTGCTTTTATCCGTGTATACTGTTTTATTCTTTAGCAAAAAATCTTTCACATCTGGATAATCTTTTGCATAATTCAAAATCATTTCACTAATAATGCCTATATAATTTAATTTTTCTTGTAAGTCCATTTCTCGTACCCCTTTTATTTCTAAATCACATCTATCTGAATAACTAAAACTTGAATTTCTATCATTGCAAATGTCGCATGGGTAATCTTGGGTAAAATTACTGTCTTTATACTTACACGCATTGCAAATACCTCGATTAACAAACCCAGAATTTAATTTACATTCACAACAAGGCTTTTCTGTTTCATCTCGATGAAAATATTTACATAACAGACAATTATTTCTGTTGTCTTTACTCATGTTTACCACTCCTTAAACCATTTCATGCATCCGATACGCATAAAATCTTTTATTTGCGTATCTGTTAACGGTGCAACTTTTTTTCTTTTTGGCGCCTTAGATTTAACCTTACAATCATATTTAAAGACACTTATTATGCCTGCAATACCTGCTGTTTTATCGTGTATTTCATCTTTATATTTTTTATACAATTCTTCTGGAAAAGCATAATATAAAGCACTAACCATAGATGATGAATGGTATATTTTCTTTTTGAAATCATTTCTAAAGTCGTTTATGTCGACTTTTATTTCAATTTCAGTTAGATATCCAGATTTAGTGATGTACACTATATCAGCTTCATACATTCTTGAAGGTCTTTCCCATGCTTCTAGTTTTTCGATTTCTGGCAAGATATCTTTTTTATATTCGCCAGTCATAAGAACATTTGGTATGCATATATATTGAATTCCAAAATGTTTCCCTAGCATAAGTTGCATTTCTTTCTCTGTCATTGCTACTCCTTAAATTGTCGAAATCATAAAATAATCAGGTGAACCTTTAACGATTGATTTAACCATCTTACGTTCTCCGTCATTCGGTTTTATTCTGCCGATAGATTTAAGATATTCGGCTCGTTTATATAGCTCATCAATCTTACCGCTATCGTAATAGTACGCTACCTCTCCGTAGTGCATACCTGTTTCTTGAATTAGTTTATTTATATTATCTCGTCTTTCTTTTAGAGATATTTTCTTTAATGTCGCAGCATCTTTTTCTTGTTTACTGCTTCTACTTAAATAAGCCTTTCTCTTGCGAGCCTCTCTTTTGTATTCCCTCTCTTTTGCCCTGTAGCAAATTTTTCTACATTCATGGCAATACTTAGCGTTTGCATGTAGCCCTGTTATTTCTTTTCCGCAATATAAGCAATATCTACTCATTGTCTCGCCAGCCTTCTATTTATGTCTGTGCAGTTCATGCCATATTTTCTGCACATTTCCAAAATCCTACTTCCTAACGCTTCATCAACTAGATTAATAACGTCCGATATCGTAAACTCACTAGAAAATAGTGTTGTTTTATGGTTTATATATCTTTGGTTTATAATCTCATACATTATTTTTATATCTGCATTACTAACCTCTAACTTGTTAGGCTCTTTTTTAGCATTTTGCTTTTTAAAGAGGTCATCAATGTACAGGTTTTCACAGGTGCTATATTTTTTAATTTCTTCGTTGTACTCCATGGAATTGTTGTACATAATGTTTTTAAGTCTGTTTACTTCGGTTAGATAACTAAAATAAGTGTGCGATTGGTTATATTTCTTAGCTAGTTCTAAACAAATAGCTATGCAAATGCTAGTTTTCATGGTCCCAGATTTACCAACATAAGCAATACTTTCTCCGGGCTTATGCTCATTTATGAACCTTATGGCTAACTCTTTCATTTTTCGAGCTTCTTCCCTATCTGTTGGAAAATTAGCTAGTGTTTTTTTACTATATTCGTTTATGTTCAACCCTGTTTTTTCTAGCATGGCTTTTATTTTTCTTTTGGCTAAACATTTGCATGGAACAGAATAATCACATCCATCTGGATTTTTTACTATCCTGTAGCCTTTGTCTTTACATAAATTGCAGTCATAGGTTCTATTGTCCTTAAACTCGCTTTTAAAATTCATAGCTTTATTTCTTATGCTATTTAGATAATTTTTCAAATTTATGCTGTTTAAGGTTTCATCTGGTTTTTTATTTAACGTTCTTTTATATGCCAATTCTTCATTGGCTCTATTTATAGAATCTAAATCGCTTTTAGTAAGTTCCATTTTTTACCACCTTCTTAAAAGCCGTATTCAGCACTATTCATCTGTTGCTGTTCTTTTTTAGGTTTATTATTTTTACCGTACTTTTTCCAATTAAGAAGAATTCTATTGAGATAAGCAACGTTTGTACCATGATATTTGACCATTTCCGTGATGCCTTCTATAACCCATTGCTTGCCGTACTCATCTATCAGGTCAATGAGCATATCAGCTTCCAACTTCCCGTTTATCGGATGAATATTATTAGAGAATGAGTCTGCTACCTCTTTGAAATCATCATCATAATATTTTTCAATTTGCTTTTCTGTATTTAGTGGCTCCTTATTATCATCATTTATAATATTATTATCTATAGTATTTATAATATTATTATTGTGTTTCGTTTCGTAACTAGTCATGTTACTTTTCGTAACTAGTGCTAGGTACTTTTCGTAACTAGTCATGTTACTTTTCGTAACTAGTTGATTTAAAACTAAACGATTGATGATGTATACATTTGGTTTTCTTTTTGTCGAATTATCTTCTAGTTTTATTATTAATTTTTTCTCAACCAACTTCGATAAACAGTTGATGATGTTTTTTCTAACTAGTCCAGTCCATTCAGAAATATATGATGTGCTAGCATTAAATACTCCGTTACCGTTATTGTTACGGGAAAAGCTATAGATGATAGCATATATAAGAAGCTCATTCCCTTTCAGTTTTAATTTTGTAGACATCCACCCATATATCTGAAAATTGCTATCATCTTTTAGTTTTCCCATATTTCCACCTCGTTAGTTTTCTGGCTGTAAAGGTTGCTGTAATATTTCTCCAGTTTCTTTATCAACCACTTTTTCATCATCATCTTCTTCGTTTTCTGATTCTGGTGTGATATCAACCATAGTTTCATCTTCTTCATCTACCATGTTGGCACTAATATTGCTTTTAATGGTTTCATCAGAACTAATAGCCATTGCAAAATCTGAAGCTATTGGTGCATATTTTAATACTCGTTTTAATACTGTCTTTTTAGCCATTTCATCAAAATATTTGTTCCATGGTGAATAGCTGCTACCGAAACTTTGGCTTGTTTTTTTAGCGTGGTTTATAATGTCCTCTTTGCTCATTACCTCGAAGCCATAACCGCCAGATTTGGTGTGGAATACTGCATAATACAGAATTACTTCACCACGGTTTTTGAGTGCTGGTTTATGTTTTAATACTGGATTTAATCCAAGTTCATACTCAAACTCATCGTTTTCATAAACACATTGAGCTTGAATATCTACCACTTCTTTAGAACGATATGCAAGGTCAATCATGCCTTTATATCCGATTTGAAACTGTACTTCCATAACGCCTTTATTTTTGAATGGGATAAGGTAAGCTTGCCCAAGTGGTGTATTTGGTTCTAATCCTAATTGTGCAGCTTGCATCATGGCACCGAGGAAACTGTTTGGAGTGCAAGAAGCTAATTTATTATCTTTACTAAGAGCAGTAAGCACCATTCTTGTAAATCTTTCTGGTGTAAGCACTCTTGGTAACGCTTTTGCAATCTGTTTTTCCATAGAGATTATTAAGCTCTGTATAGTTTTAGGCTGTTGCTGTTTAGCCACTCCATTATTTGTTTTATTGATTAATCCGCCTTTAATATTTGCCATTTTAAATTACTCCTTTACGATTTTTTTAAAACTAAAGCTACGACTTGATGTTGCTTCTTTTAAGCAATCATTGTATGCATCTGGATACATAGCTTTTAATTTTTTGCTATCTATTGTTTTTCTACCTGCTGTGGTTTTCCAGTAGAAGGTATAATTCCCGCTATAACCCTCCTCATGGTCTTTTAGAAGGTTTTTTATAAGATTTTGATATTCTGCCTTGTCTTGCTTTAAAATCTTTTCCTGTGCCTCGATTTCTTCTAATTTTTCAGCAAATACATCAGCATTAGAAGAAATTTCAATTTTATCGACATCACCGCCCTTGTATTTATTCTTAATCATTTCTGTGCAGGCTGTAGAGCCGTCTACTTGTGGTTCAATGTCTTTACGTATATTTTTATCAAAAAAGTTTTTTTCAAGCTTCATGAGTGCGTCAGCTTCCTCTGAATTGAATTCAACTTTTTTATAGATGTACTCACTACCGTTGTCGAATAAGCAGGCAATGTAGCAGTAATCCATTTCCATAATCGCCATGTAATGCAGAATCTGGCAGTAGTAGTTGTCTGGTATTTCTTCATCTTGCCATTTTTCTTTATTGAACCCACTAGATGTTTTGCACTCCAGGAATGCATTTTCTCCAACAATCATGCGGTCAATACTTGCACAAGCCCAAGGGTATTTATCATTCACCCATACGCCAGTTTTATGAACTTTTTTACCTGTATCTAGTGTGAAGCGTTCAGCCACAAGTTCTTCTGCTCGTTTTCCGAACCAAATGCGAAGATTGTTGCTTAAATCCTCTTTTTCACTTCTGCCTGTTTTTTCTGCCCATAGTTGATATAAGCTTTTCCATTTATTAAATCCAGCTACTGTACTTGCATCAGAACCGCCAATATATTTATTTCTAAGAGCAAGCCAAGCTTCTTCATCTTTCATTTGCTCGGCTGTCATGATTAATTTGATTGCCATTGTTTAATCCTCCATGTTAAAATAAGACTGCTTTTTTATTTTTTTATGCCTCTTGCTTTACGCAGGGGCTTTTTTTGTAAAACAATTCTGTACATTTTTGTAATGTATCTTGTAATTCTCTTTTTTTATAAATACTTTTATAAATTAATATCGGTGTACCTTGTTTATTATTATTTTGGTAAACTATTTGCATAATATACCTCTTTTCTTATAATTTAATACCTTCTACCTCAGAGCTATAATATTCCTCATTAGCACCAAAAGATTCTAAATCATAGGCAACATTCTTTTCATCAAAAATAATTCCATCATTATTCATACGATACCAAGCAGCACCATAGTTTTCATCTGGATTTGGATTAGTATCTTTTACAAAAACCCAATATCCTAATGCCCATTGCAATATTGCTAATCTTTTATTTAACAATTTAATCATCAATTTTTCTCCTTTTTTTCGGTATTTGTGCTGATGAATAACACATTCTATCATCGGCACATACTGGTACAGATAGCCCGCATATTAAATGCAGTATCTGTACATTATTTGGTTTTAGCTTTTTGCCACATCTCCAGCACTTCATTCATGCTCATTCCATTCTTTTTCTTGTGCTAATTGGTCAAGATATTTTTGAGCTTCTTTAGCTGTAGAAACAACCTTGTTTGTTCTAGCTCTGTATCTATGGTTTCCAAGAGATTTAGAACCTATAGCCTTTTTACACACTGCATATTGATTATCACCAAGCAATCCAGATACATAATAAATATTTTTGCCATCTGTATATTTTGTATTTTTTAACATGCTCCCACTCCTCTTTTTAACTGTTCGATAAATGGTTTTAAAAATTTATTCTTAAAAAACTCATCGTTATCGCTCCATTTATAAGCCATTAATAGTGCCAATATATAACTAAACTCACATTTTAAATTTAATTCCAATTCTGGGTAATGTGCTGTCATATATCCTAAAAAGAATTCCACATCACAATTATGAAAATTTTCATCTATATCGTTAATTAATTCCCAAGCAAAAGAAGCACCACATTTATCGCAACGTTTAGTTTTTCTACGTTCTAATATATACTTTCTAATGTTCTTTATAGTTTCATTAAAATCAAATTCTTTTGCAGATAAATACCACATAAGACGCTCTAGGTCGGTGTTTAATAAAAGCTCTCTTATGCTTGTTCCCCAATCAAGAGTAAAATGTCCATAATTAGATAAAACACTTAATTTCCCTTGCTTGTCATTCAAGAAGAAGTATGCTGAATTAAAGAAAGAGCCTTCTTCTTTAACTAAATAGCATTCTGTGTTATCTATCTTTTTAACTGTAAACACATCATCACCCCGCCATTAAAATTCCTGTTAAGATAACGCCTACGACTGCCACGAATACTAAAGAATATTTGCAGATATTGTCGCTTCTTTTGCGTTTTCTTAGAGCTGTAATATCTCTATCAAATTCTGTTTTTAAAGGTATATTTACTGTCTTAATATTGTTCATAATTGTTTTCCTCCTGTTTTCTGGTGCGTACCAAGCACCATAGCAGACCGCTTTGCAAACCCCCTACCATAAAAATTTGTTAAGAAGATTATCGTTTAAGATTTGCCATTTTTTCTTTCTTTAATATTTTTGTCATGTTAATAACGAATTATCTGCTATGGTATTTGCTACGCACCAGATTAATGTTATAATAGAGATAACGTTTATATATACATCATCTCAATAAGGGCTAGCTTCGGTTAGTCCTTATTAATTTACCAAATGCGAGCGTAAAGCCCCTAAATTTATTTATGGGGATATAAGCTAGCTAAAAAACAAGGTTGGGGCATCAACCTTCTTTGGAGAGATATAGTAAGACCTGCTATTTTAGTAGGCAAATATCGTTTGTATCCAAGAATTCCCTGCATTTAGGCATGGGGAGTATGTCAATAACTTAGCACTGGCAAGCGTCAATATATCTCTTGTATGACTCTACCGATATTAAATATTTAGGTTTTAAGCTATCTTCATCAATTGATTTTTTTACAATTGGGATAGATTTCGCCTTGAAGCTATTAATCACAAAGGAATTTGAAGATTTAATTAATTTAGCTACCTCTGAAACCTCTAGCATCTGATATTTTTCATCAAGTGGTTTCTTATCTTTACTGCTTTTTAATACGTCTATTGCTTTATCTATGCAAGGTTTGGCATTGTCTATAAACCTTGTAATTTCGTCCATATTTTCACTTATTCTTATAAGTTTTAAGATTAAATCATCATCAGTCATTGTTTTTTTCTTTTATTCCTTCCTGTATTATTTCTTGTATAATTTTAGTTAAGAGTTCATCAATGGCTTGCAAACGTCTATAGAAGGTTCTTTCTTCAATGTATTCGCCTTCATTTGCGTCATTGATTAAATCTCTTACCTTATCTCGTTCGTTCCATATTTCTTTTCTTAATTCTTTGGTCATAAAATCACTCCTTACAATATTCCCACTTGGGAAAAATGGTCGCACCCAAATTGATGATGATGTAAAACTAGGCGAGTTTGACCATAGTTTATCCAGTTTATGCTATACTATTAATGTCTTAAGACAAAACTTCATTTCTAAATTTTATTTACATTTATTTACTTGCAGGCTAAGGAATATTTTTCAACCCCTTAGCTTTATTTTTATGGAGATGTTTAAAATGAATACTGCTATAAAATTAAGAAACACACCTGCTACACTTAATGTAGTTAATATTCAAAAGATTAAAGTTAGCACTTCTAAGGCTCTTGAAAAAGAAATCACCAACTTTGAAGAATTAACATTCTTTGATGATAAATTCTATACATTTATCGGTAAAAATATTCTATGCGTTTCAGGTAAAGATATAGAGTATGTTAAATTCGACTAAGCTACATTCACCATTTTCTTTGCAAAGAGATTTATAAAATAAATTTGTCCCTTGCCTGTTACTTTAGGTGTTTTTACAATCTCTACATGGTCGTTATGGTTTATAGTTCTCTCTTTGATTTCAAACAATCCTAAATTCATTGATTTTTGAGTTGGCATATTATACGCAGAACCTTTTTGTTTTATTAGATAACCATTCTCACGCATGAAGTTAAACAAACGTTGCTGACCGATATCAATACCATTTTGCTTGATTAATTTTGCGAGTTCGCCGACCAAAATTGATGATTTAGCCGTTTCCACTGCTTCGGCAAATAATACTTTTGGTTTATCTGCTTCAATTTTCTGTTCATGCTCAATGCGTTTTGCTCGTTCCTGTTTGAGTTCAGTGGCAAGTTTAATGATTGTATCTGGATTGCTTAAAACTTCTTCAATTTTTGCTGGTGTGAGATAACCGCCATGTTTTCTGATTGAAGGTATAACTTCTTTTGTAATCCAACGTTTAAAGCCTCTAGCTGTTGGCAACTGTGAAGATAATGCCATATTGTATAAACCACTCTCATTAATTATTACTAATCCTCGATTCGGAATTTCTAATGTCCCAAAGTGGGAATTTTGACCTTTAGCTAATATTTCTTTATCTTCATCTTCAACGTGGTCTAAAATAGCTTTTGTTGGTCTTTCATATTTCAATGCTTCAGCAACATCTCTACCAACAAACCAAATTTCACCGTCTTTAATAATTGTTCTAATCTGTCCAAATTCTGGATTATTAAAAATTTGTAATTCGTTCATGTGCTTTCTCCTTTTATTATTTATAAAACAGGTTATCGTGCATTTTATCGTTCAATCATGTACGATAAATCATGGTGGCTTATCCCTAGATTTATGTTTCCTTACATCTTTGAGAAAATGTTTCTTTATCGTTTCAGCATCTTTTAATGTTCTGCTAGCCATGATAGGATTACCGTCAAGATAAGTAACATATCCACAAGAGCTTTTAACGATTGAAAATCTTTCTTCGTCCTCGTCAGCTTGTTCAACTTCGTTTACTGGTTCGTATTTTTCTTCTACTGCTGTTTCATCAGCTTGTTCAGATTTTTTGAGTAGATACATATTCATAATTACCGCGTTTATAATCATCAGCTGTTATTTCTCTATCAACAACTACTTCTTCAATATCAGCACTGGCGAATTTCAAGCCTGTTGCGTATCTTTCAATATACGCTATAGCTTTTTCAAAACTATCCCATACTGTTGTTGTTGCTTCGAGTTCGTCAGTTTCGTTGCCATATTTGAACCAATAACGAGTTACTTCATAATATTTATTGCTCTTGAAATTTTTGCTCAACATTAATATCTCTCCTTTCTAATCGCCTAGAATTAACTAGGCTGTTAATTTTAATGTTGATTGGCTTCTTAAAAAGCTTTTTATTTGTTCATAATCCCAATTAAAATTGATTAATGATTTAATCATGCTTTCTACTTTTTCCACTTTCTTTAGTTGCTCACTTGAGAGATACTCTCTTATATTTGCGTTTTTATCTAAGTTATGAAACTCTCTATACTTTTTAGATGTGCAACCTATAGCATATTGATATGCTAAATCTGTATAGTGTTTATATTTGAATTTCTTGTGTGGGCTTTCTGGAACTTCATCACGGATTGTATCGGTTAAACTTCTACGAGCAATTTTGCCAGCTTCACGCAGTGCGATGCGTCTATTTAAAATACCTTCCATTTTATTGAAGGCTTTAATATATTTAACTTTCCATTCAAGTGCTTGCTTACCAGTGAAGCCCATAACCAAGAGAGTAAAACCATCTCGGTTCATTAAATACATAGGATATTTTTTACCACGATTTTTAAATGTAGTTTCATGGTAAAATTTGGCTGCCGAATTTTCGGCTGCCAAAATATCACGAATCGGTGTTCTTTTCCAAAGTGTTCAGCTACTTGTCTACTGGATACTACGGCTTGATTGTTAACAACTTCAACTAAATCGTTCATATCGCTAACCTCCTGTATTTTTATCGCCTAAAATAAAGCTCTAGGCGATTTTTTGTTTTTCTTTTTCTTGACGAATTATAGCTTGTTCAGCTTTTTCTTCGGTACGACCTAAGATGTATTGTTGCTCATCAAGTGGCAACTTAAGAAAATTATCTATAAGTCTGCCAAGAAGCAACTGTTCTTTTTGATTTAAAGATGTCATATTGTAGACCTCCTTTTATTTTTGTCAAGCGAGTTTTTTAAGTTCTTAATTCGCTTTACAAGAATAATATAGCACTATAAAATTCTTTTGTCAAATATTTTTTTACAATAAAATTCGCTTGACAAAAGAAAATTTAAAATTTACTATATATATAGGAGGTGATTTTATGGAAATGTTTGAACGTGTAAAATACTTTAGAAAAACCATTCTTCATATATCACAAAATGAATTTGCTAAAAAATTAAATATTAGTGGCTCTAATCTTTCTAATATAGAAATAGGTCGCATAGGCTTAACAGATAGAGTTATTAATGAAATTTGCGAAGCTTATGGCATTAACGAAGAATGGTTACGCACTGGCGAGGGACCAATGGAAAAGCAAAAAACACGAGATGAAGAAATACTTTCTTTTATAGATAAAATAAAAGAAACTGATAACGTGTTTGCTAAACGTTTCATTATGGCTTTATCTAAATTGAGCTATGATGAATGGAAAACCATTGATAAATTAATTACTAACTATTCTCAAATGTCTGCTCTTTGTGATGAAGAAACAGCGGTTAGTGAAAATTTAAAAAAGCCAGACAATAAACTTACGCCAGACGAAAAAAGAGCTATTGTTAATGGTGAAATAGACCAAGAAGAAAAGGAAATAATATTATAAGTTTTCACTTTTTTAAGTGGTATGTTAAAAAACTCTAGCAAAAAAGCCTGCTCGATAATGAGTAGGCTTTTCTTTTTGTTATTATGTAGTTTTAACGATACAAAATGTATCGAATTGCAGATAAGTTAGTAGCTAAATACTAAATTTAAGGTTGATGATATTACAAAATGGCTATTTTTTATAAAGTGGATACCCGCCATTTTACAAAAATAGCTGTTTTTATAAAACAAAAGAGCCTTACCGCTCCGCAGATTGGCAAGGCTCCATGATTTACCCACAGGCTTATCATTATTGCTCTCTATATTAATATATCTTATATCTACTAAGAAGGCAATAAAAAAGCCCCACCACGTTAATGATAGGGCTTTGATGACCAAAAGCACATAATGGCTCTTGAAGTCGTTGAATATACTTTTGAACTTCGATACATACATACTAATAATGCTAACAATATAATGATACCATAATTATTATAGCATATATCGGACTTAGTTTATCCGTTTTTTCGGAAAAACCTATACAATGGTTGAAGCAAAATAAAAAGCCCCTAGTAAAACACTAAGGGCAGTCTACGACAGAACTTATTATCGAATTGAGAAGCAAACAATGTAAAATTAGAAAGGATTTAATTAATATGATTAAGCAATTATATTAACAACAAATATATTATACTAAACTAAAACCGACCAAACAAGGGCATAAAACCATGATGTTAAAATATATCTAAACTTTTACAGATTTTTGAGATAATTTTTGGTATAATTATATTGGTTTTATAATTTTAGGAGGGATTAAAATGAAATGGTATGAAAAAACATGGTTTACATGGCTTACATTAGTATGTTTACCGCCAATAGGAATTTTTTTACTTTGGAAATATAGAACATATAGCCCTAAAGTAAAGAAAATACTTTCTGTAATATTTGCTATATGGCTTGTTTTTCTAATTGTGGATACAAACAATAACAAAAACACTACACAGGAAGCACCAGCAACACAAACCGTACAACAAGAAGAAAAACTTCCTGATGACGTGAAAGCTATACAAGATGAAACCAAACTTACTGCTGAACAATCTAAGCAAGTAGCCGAAGTATTAAAACAGTGTGGATTTGATGAATTCACAATCAAATATGATAGTACATTGGATAACATAGCTAAGAAAGATGAAAAAGGTTATGTCTTAACTTATAAAGATATGGCACCTGCTCCAGAAATATTGATGTCTATAACTCCAGACGGAAATGTATATCAAATTATCTATAACGGCAATTATATTTATAACAATGGTGCTGTTCGATCTAAAATTCAAGATTACTACATTAGTATTGATGACCAAAGTAAATTGATAGCACAAACACAATTGATAATAGATAAATGTCTAAAAGCACCAAAAACAGCTGAATACCAATTGCCAAACGAATGGAGAATAAAAAAGACTTCCGACAGTGTTCGTGTTAGTGCTTATGTAGATGCAGATAATAGTTTTGGTGCAAAATTGAGAAATGATTTCACTGTTACATATAGCAGTGATTTAAAAACAGTAAAAAGTGTAATCTTAAACGGAACCGAATATATGCAATAA